CCTCTATAAACATTTTCAGCTACAGGGACATTATCTCTATATGTTACTGAAAATTCAGGATTTGCAGATGAAACCCCAATAGTTAAATCTCCTAAGTCAAAATCTTCGATGGCTGTAGAAGATGATGGAGCATATTCTGTAACCCTAAATTCATTTGAAATTAAAGAGTTTGTTTCTCTTGCTGTTACCGTAATGTCCTCAACATAAGTATTTCGTACAGGAGTCCCCGATATTGGGCTGCAAACTTGGGCAGCCTGACGAGCTTTGTTCTTATAATACCTTGGCACAAAATATACCTTTACAAATATACTTGATGTTTCTGCAAGTTGAGGTAATACGCAACCCCATAATAAGTCGGTATCAAATGTGTATTTAGAATCTGCATTGGAAAACCTTGTTATATCTGCTTGGTGAGCATAATAATGACCTACACATTTTATAGCCCCTTCACAAGAACTACTATTGAACTCGTCAAAGAATAAACTATTATAAGGTGAATATGTAGCTGCATTTCTATTAAAGCCCCTTGAAAGAACTACTTGATCCTCGGTAGCGACCCATTCTAATTCTTGGTCAGAATTTAAGGTGAGGTATTTTGTTGCTGATGATGATACAGCCTTAATTGTTATGTAATAATCAAAATTGACCCATCTTGCTCTGAAATCATACGAACCAAAAGATGCCCAATCACTTTGAAGTGTAACATCTACAGACCTTGAAAACCAATCTAAATCATAAGTTGTATCGGCTGTTAATTGACCACCATAAGTATAATCTTCTCCTGCTACAGAAGGGTTATCTGTAATGTCATCGCCTTGTGCAAGGGTAAAAGCTGCACCTGCTGATGTATAAGTTGCTGTACAGGATTTAAAAGGGGCTTCATAAGTAAAACTTGAACCTGCTAATAAAGTGTGATTATTTTGGTCTATAGTTACAAGGTTAGATTCGGTGGCATAACCTGTCGTAAGACCTACACCTGAGAAGTCCCAAAAATATTGATAATTCATATTATAACTTGCACCACCATCAAAAAAACTATTAGGCTGTAAGAAATAATAATACCCATCAGCTAAATAACCTACGGTATTAAACACCTTCATAGTTTCGTGGAAAACATCAGACTCTTTATATTCAAGAGGGAAATTTGAATTGTTTGCGAAAGCACCTTTACATATATACCATTGACTACTTGGAACAATAGCACTATCAAACTCACTTGTTTTCCAATCATTCTGAACTTGGAAAATAACACTTTCCCCTTCGTGAGGGAAGTCCTCTGTTGAATGAAGATAAACACTTCCTATTGAACCAACAAAATTATCAGTCCAAAGGTGAAGTCCATTCCCATCAGCACCATTATCTGTTTGAGTATATTCAAACACCCAACCACCAAGACCGCCACCATCATTACCTGTACCGTTTGTTATTGTTCCTATAGTTGCACTACTACCACCACCATCTTTAACGTATAGCGTTCCACTTGTATAATCTACAACTTCGATACCAACCTTATATTTATCACCAACAGTTAAAACATCACCTTCACAAGATAATGGCTTTCGTGTACCTGTTGTTGTTGTACCTGCAATAATAAGTTTACCATCATCAGCAGACGAACCCGAATCTCCTGTGAGAATTTCCCAACCTCTTGTTGATCCATCTAAAAACCAAGTATTTTCAACTAAATTAACAGCAGCAAGGTCCGACCCACCAATGAAGTCTTTAAATACGTTTGCTATAGAGTAATTAGCTTGTTTAAAGGTTTCGTCTGCAAAAGTTTTAAAAGGTTTTCCCTTATAATAACCTGCTGAATCGGTTGCTGTTATTGAAGAAGTGTAAGGGTATGGAGCGTTTTCTACCACATCAAAGGCAGGTTGAATCCAGCCATACCAAAATTTATTGTATTTGTGTACAGAACCCTTGTATATTCTTACAAAGTATTCCTTAAACCCACTATCTAATACATCATACAAGAACGATTCTTGTAGGTCATTTTGAATCATAAATTTTATATCGCATTCAGACCCTAAGAATGTTTTATCTCTAGTTCCACCTGAACCATTCCAAGTGATTTCAAAACCTTCACCTGCCATATCAAAGTTGTATTCAGGGATATAATCTGTTGCGTTTACGCTGACCTGTGTTACTATGCAGGGATTTCCATTTGACTCTACAATTATCTTCCCTGAACCAAGACCCGATGTGATTGTTGCTTCGTGAAAACCATCACCTGTTATCGTGGTTTCAGCACCGTTATTAAGGCTTACTTTAATCGAATTACCCGACCCTAAATCATCAACCTTTATAGAAACCTTATATGCCGTTGAAGTAGCAATATTAGAATTTAATTGATAAAATAATGATGTAGCTGCTGAACCACACCTAGCACCTGCATTACCTTTATTTGAATCCCAATAAAAATTCAACGCACTACCCCCATCTAAATCCCAATCGGTAGCGTTTGTTATAAAGTTTGGATTGGTTATTAAATCAGACGCATCCTTTTTATGAATCTGAACAACCCAATCAGTACCCTTTTCACTTGCAATAAAACTTTCTTTATATAAACCGTATGATGCCATATTTTTCTACCTTCTATTTCTTCTACGTTCTGCTCTATCAAAGACTATCAATAAATCATTACCCGATATTCTTACATCAGGGATAATCGTTCCACCACCACCGCCTAAAGCGTGGTTAGGGATGATTGTTCCTTGACCTTTTGGTACGAATAATTCAGGTCCTCTTTCTCCCACGAGGCTCATTTTACCTACAGGTGGGTTACCACCATCGGCGAAAGCTCCACCCATAATACCGCCTAATATATCTTTAAATCCTGTACCACCGCTAAATATACCTCCACCTGCTTGTGCTGCTGCTCCAAGACCTGTCATTTGTAATACACCAACTAAAATCGCTGCTTTTATAGTCATTCCAACTATTTGTTTAGCTAAATCTACAAATATCTGACCTAAACTTTGCATAGTAAGTTCACCTGACATTGCCATTGTAGCGAAGGTGTCAGCGAATGATGTTGCGATACCAATGGAAGCAGATTGAACTGAATTACTCCACCTTTGAGTGTTAGCTACATTCTCTTGCTTTTTCCTCTTATCTTCTTCAAAGGCTTCCCAAGCACCTTGACCGAAGATAGCATCGTAAGCCTCTTGCAATGACCTTGTTTCTTGACTAGGCTTATCTAATTGTGGGGTATTTGTTGGGGATTTAAATACAGAACCTAAATCTATATCTAAATTCTTTAATCCATCCTTAATTGAATCGGTTAAACTACCAAATTCGTGTTTATAATCTGTTGTTTCAACTTTCAAATCTTCAAGCCCATCAACTAAGTCCTCAAACGGATTGTAGACCTTAGATTTTACACCTAAGAAATCATAAAGTTTTTGCGCCCCCTTTAATATAAGGCTAAAAGGGTTGTATTTAAAAAGCCATTGTAAAACTTGTATAAGGGCATTTCTCCACCAACTCCAATCTCCTAATCTTTCAGCAAAAGCATCCCAATTATCTAAAACGTATTTTAACGCTATAGGTAAAGCTGCGATTGCTGCAATGGCTAATCCAATAGGACTTGTTAAGGCTGCTATAACTCCTGCCATAACTCCCCAAGCTGATGTTACTGTAGCCACTATCAATAAGAGTGGACCAAGTACAGCCAACAAAGTACCAACTCCTAGTATTATTTTCTTTGTTCCTTCATCTAAATTTGCAAACGATGTTGCCATTTTGGTCACCCATTGGATTATAGGTGTTATTGCTTCTGCAATTAAAGCCCCAAATTCCAACTTCATAGCCTCAGTAGCCGATTCCATTCTCTTTAGCTTTGCGTGGGTTGTGTTACCCATAGCTTCAGCCATTTCTTTTAAGCGACCTGTATTGTTTCTATATTCCTCTGTAAGTTCCTTGGTTCTATCTCTATTTTTGGCTAATATTAATAGTTGCTTACTAAAGTTTTTACCAACTAAATTTGTAGCCCTCTCTAATGTTAATTCCCCCTCAGAAAGCGTATCTAAAGTGTCTGTTAGGCTAATGCCTTTCTCCTTTAGTTGGATGAATAAGGAATTTAATGATGTACCTGCTTTAGATGCTTTAATACCACTATCCATTAGCGTACCCATCATCGCTGACAATTCCTCTACATCTACACCTACTGCTGCTGCCGATGCCCCTGCATTTGCAAAGGCTGTACTAAATGTGCTAAGTTGTAAACTTGAATTTGCTGATGCTGACGCTAACGTGTTCGCCACCCTTGCTGCTTCGGCAGTTTCCAAACCAAAGGCTTTCATCGTAGATGATGTTACCTTTGCTGCAAGAGTTAAATCTTCTCCTGTTGCTAGGGCTAGGTCTAATATAGACCCCTGCATTTCTTTTATAGCCGAAGGGTCAAAACCCTTTCGACCTAAAACTAATTGTAAATCGCCTACCTGTGATGCTGTAAATTGGGTGGTTGCCCCTAGTCTTTTTGCTTCATCTGTAAGCATCTTCAACTCACCAACAGTTGCACCTGTCACCGTTCCAACCTTAGTCATTCCGTTCTCAAACGCAACAAATGTTTTTAGTGCTGAACTACCTAAAGCTGTAAGTGGGGCAGTAACACCAAACGAAAGCAAAGAACCCATCCTTGCTGCTCCTGATGCGAATTTAGCCAATGATTTATTAGCTTTACCAAGACCCTGTTCTAAGCCCTTGATATTCGCAGCAACAATTATCGAAATAGTCTTTAATCCACCCATTATTTATTGTATTTTTTTCGTAGTATTTCTTTGTGTCGTTTAACAATATCTGCAATTTCTTCTTTTGAAGATGTAACGACTTTAACCTTTTTATCCCAAGGGAAAGGTAACAATGTTTTAGGGTTCAACTCCTTCTTAGAATGTGGTGACAAACAAGAGTGTATAATGAGTCTGGTCTGTTCCCAACTATCGTGAAGTAATTGCTCGTTGTGTTCTTTAAATCCAATTAACTTGTTTTGGAAGGATCGTGGGGTCATATCGTATAAATCATCAAACGATAGCCCCACCATTCCTAATCCAATTTGTTCAAGTTTGTCCCATTCAAATTCCTCTAAATCTTCTTGTTCCTCTCCCTCTACTACTTTCCCTCGCTAGAAGGTTGGTCTAATTGGAAAGCCTCAAAAATCTCATTAATCTTAGAGAAATCTTCATTGTCTAACCATTCTTCTATATCTTTAATTTTATAGTCGAATGTTTCGCCAATTTTCTTAGAACCATACTTTAATCCAAAGAACGCAATAATACCTATGTGGTCTATTTCTGTACCTAACTGATTTAACTCACTTAGCTTTAAGTTGCATTTTTTACAAATATCCTTAATACATAAATACGAAAACCTTACAGGTCTTTCTTTACCACCAATTTCTACCTTATTCATACCTTTTTTTATTTAAATGTTACTCGTTATGCTACTACCTGCGTTAAAGCATCTGTACCTGTAATGGAAACAGAGAATGTAGAATTTTCCTCTACCCCTCCATCTGTTGATACACTTGTAATGAATGCTTGACCTGTGTAAGTATCACCTGCTACACCCACCTGAAAGATTACCTCTATTTCGGGTGATGCAGCTGTCAATTTAGTAAAACAGTCTGATAATAGACTTTTACCTGAATCAGCTAAATCTACGAATCCATCACCACTCATTTCCCAAGACACTAATCCTGCAAGAGATTGTGAGTAACCACCGCTTGATTTTGAAGTTTTATCTCTTAATTCTCTTGAAATAGAGAAACTGCAAGATGTACAATGTGACATAACTTCACCTGCTATACTTAGCGTTACGTTTGTTGCGTTTACTACTGCCATTTTATTTAGTTTTTAGTTATTAGACAATTAAAAATTAAGTTTTTGTAGAACTTTTCGGGTAACTTATAGTAATCATCATCTAGGCTTACAAACCTAAACTTTGCTGTATAAGAAACACCATCCTCGGTATATGTTACCGAATAATAATCTAAAGCCTCTACGACTGCCTTAGATTGATTGTATGTTGTATTGTAGTCATCTGCGAAACAAGCGATGCGTAAAGACACATCACAAGATGCTAGGGAACTACTTTTTGTTATAAAATTATCTACATTTGCTATTTCAAATATCGTTGCAGGATAAGCTGTTCCTTGTGGTATAATTACAGGGAAAACTTTTGTATTCTCCCCTGTTGTAGTTGTCACCTGAACTTCTTTTAAAAGACCATAAGAGTGTGCATCGGTTGAGTTGTTTTGAAAACATATCCTATATATAGACCCTGTAGATGCAGTTGTAAATTCAAAGTATGTTGTACCTTCACCTGCTGCAACATTTGATTGTGTAGCGATTTCAGTACCACCAAAATCTTCAATAAACCAATTTGTTTCGTAATCAGATTTATATGTGTAAGTTATTCTATAAGTTGTGGATGCACTCAGGTCTGTAAAAGCATAACAACCGATTGCTGTTGAACCACCCTGAGTTTGCACCTTCAAGGCTTTTTCCGTTGTATCGTGAAAAACAAATCTCGGTGGTTGTGGGTTTGCGTGAAACCAATCCCCTACGCTTGAATCAAAGGTTGAATTATCCCCTGATAACAACGAATCACCCAAAACACCTTGTGCCTGTTGGAAAGCTAACGAAGTGCTTAGTTTATCAAATATTTTTTTACCTATAACTGCAAACATATCTAAAACCCTGCTTGTTTAATTAGTTTGTTTATCATCTTATCTAAGTCTTTTTCAGCCTGTAAATAAATGGTTTGCTCCATTCGTTTTCCTGTTTCCTTAAATACATCTTTTCGTGGTGCTTGTTGTTTGTTACCTTTTATTTGCATAGCAGCTAAATTGTAGCTATTAGCACCCTTAACCTTGATAGGTGTTGTTCTCTTTTTAATTGGACCAACGTACAGACCAGGCGATTTACTTTTCTTTGCAGTAATTACCCCTATTGTTGACCAAGTTGGTTTTCTTGATCCATCACGTTTTCTGTTAAACGTGTTAAATTCTTTTTTATAAGCAGCCTGTACAGCCCTTACAAGTTTGTTTGCTGCAGGTCTTAATGCTTTGTTTATTTGTGTGCGAGAGTGCCTAGCTGAATACCCTAACTTCTTTAATGAAGCTCTAACATCGTCAACTCCCTGAACGGAGATGCGAAAGTTTTTATTCTTAGTTGCTTTACCTTTATTAGCCATAACTAAACAGGGTTATCAGTTGCTAAATCTTGTTTAACAAAAACCTCAATAAATTCTTTTCGTGGGTCTATAACAAACCCTAAAATTTCGTATTCTTCACTTGTGCTTGTTTCTATGATAGTCCAATCAGCTTTTATAGCCTTAGTTTCGCTGCTATACCTAATTGTATAAACGAATCTACCATAAGCCTGTAATTCATCTCCTTCAAACTTTTCTTCAACATCTCTAAGCGACTTAACATTCTTATTAGCCCAAACTGTTGCCACCGTTGAATCAACGCTTGTAACACCACCAAAACCATCCTGAGTGTAAGTTTTCTCCTTAAAGGTAATTCTTTGATTAAATTCCCCTGCTTTTATTTTTGCAATGAAAGCCATATCTTAATGGAAACATTTATAAGGTTGTAGTAATATTTCAGATGCCATTGGGAATCTTCTCTTACGATCCTCACGAAAGTAATACATATCAGCTACAATCAATTTAATAGCTTGTTGTATAGCTTGTGGTACATCGCTTTGTAAATCACCGAAACCTGTTCTAAACTCTATCCAAAATGTGTTTGCAGCGTCATCAGCCAACGTAGGCGATGTAAACGTGCTTTTCAAATAACATATAGAAGGATTAGAATAAGCATCTATATAAGCATCTGATGATGTTTGTTCTACTCCATTAACATCTAACCAATGTATAGGTTTGTTTGAGCCTTCTGTTTTTAGCGTACAATCAGGAAATATTAAAGATGCTTGTGACATCACCTGATTGAAATACAACTTATACTCGTGTGTAATAAAATGTCTTGAACAATAATGCTCTGCCATCTCAGTTGCAGCATCTACATATACACCTAACAAAGTATCTTCGTCAGAAGTATCAATTCTTAGGTGTGACTTAATTTCAGCTACACTAACAACCTTTGTTGTAGGGTCATCTAAAATAACTAAATCGCCTTGTACGTTATAGTTAGGGTCGAGATACATAAGTTTCTATTGAAAGAGTTAAAGTTAATAAAGGGGAGTTCCGAAGAACCCCCTTTTAAGTATTAGTATCTATGTACTACTATGCAGCAACTTTAGAAGTTCCTTTTACGAAACCTGCTCCGTTTGTTACACCGAAATCAACATAGTTGTTTACAACCAATCTAGTCTGACCGAAAGCAGCCTGAGTATAAGGGTCAACCATAATGTCAACACCACCAAATAATCCAACGATTAATTTGCTGAAATCACCATATACGAAGTCACCACTTGCACCTGATGATTTACCACAACCGTTAGTGAAGTGAATAGGGTAACCATTTACTAGCATACCATCTAAACCTGCACTTACAGCAGCAACTTGAACACCACGCTTGATTTGAGCCAATAACTCTGGGCTACAAACGTAAGCTAAGTTTCCTTCTAAACCATTAGCACTTGCTAAAACTTGTTCTGCTTGAACTAAATCTTTCATTACAGAAACACCATCTGCAAAAGTAGATTCTGCTGTGATTGAGCTAATATCTCCATTTGCAGAGATAGATGCAGGTGCGCCTGAAATAGTAGTATCGTTGAAAATAGCTTGGTCAATTTTACCTGCTACTGCACGACCTAAATCAGCCATAATAGCTGCTTCTGCACCACCATTTTGCAACAATAATTGCTTAGAAACATCTACGGTAGCTGCCAAACGAACAGGGCTTAATTCTACCTTAGTAAATTGTGTTCCACCATCTGCTGCTTCACCATTTTCTGCAGCCCAAGCTACGGTTTGCGCTCCTGTAATAGGAATATTAGTGTTAGCAGTTAAACCTGATAAGATTCTTGCACCAACATTATTAAATACAGATGCTTCACGCATTGCTTCTGCGTAACCTAATACATTAGTAGGAGCAATAGCTGAACTACCTTGCGATATATCAGCACGAGATTCTAACATAAATGCAGGAATACCTAAACCATTTACAGAAAAACCTGCTGCTCTAGCTTCGTTTACTGCTTGGTTGTGCATTTCTTTCTCAACACCATCAAGGTTGTTGTTCATCATTCCTGAAATCGCTTTGAAAACAGAATAGTCACGAACTTCTTTAATATCAGAAGTCTTTTGAACTGATGCAGAACCTACATTAGATGCAATTTCAGCGTTCAATTTTTCTTGTCGCTCAACAGTTTCAATACTTTTAGCTAATTTGTCAATAGCTGTCATTTTCTCGTCATAAGAAACTTGCTCAGTTTCGTTAAAGTCACGAGATTCAGTTTTGCAAGATTCAAGCATCACATTCGCATCTGCGATTAACGCTGCTCTATCTTGTCTTAATTCTACGGAATTTTTCATATCCTTCTTTTTAGATTTAATTCGTTAGTTAATAAATTGATTTGCGAACCAACTGATTGAGGGGTTTCCTCATCGTTATCCTGTCGTACCTCGGTTGGTTCTTCTTTCGTTTCCTCACTAGCCTTTGGGGAAGTAGATTCCTCAAATTCTTGCTTAGAACGAAGTGCGACATCTGTGTTAGCGTAAGCACCAACACCTACTATGGAAACATCTACTAATCTGCCTATTTTATTAATAGTTCGTCTAGTGGTATCACCATCTTTTGACCAATCATCATCTTCTACTGTGAAAGCAAAAGAAGATTCATATAACAAGCCTCTACGCATTAACTCAGCAACATCGTTTCCTGTTGTTGTGTTTGGCAAAGTAGCCTCATAAATCAAACCTCTTTCATCTACAGATAGGTTTAAAGTACCTCCGATGTTTCTATCTAAAATTAGGTTAGGGTCGTGATTGAATGTTAAAATTACATTGTCCTCTAAACGACCATCAAAAGCCCTTGTAGATATTGTTTCTCGGAATCCTAAATCCCTGCTATCTGTATCGAATAACGCTGCATAACCACGTACTTTAGTTTCGTCAGAACCTTCCTCTAAACGAACCTCGTAGTTACCGTTATATATCCTTATTTCCTTGTTTTCTTTCATTGTGTTGTCCTTTTAGTGTCCTCACCTAATTTATCTAAAGGCATCATATTAGATTGCATATATACCTTTGCACTTTCATCACCCATAGGATTTAAGTCCTCTAAAGAACGAACCTCGTCAGGAGAAAGCACCCCAATATTTACTAATGTTCTGTAGTAATCTGCACGACTTTTTGAATCACCTCTAAGAATAGCGTTTAGGTTAAACTTAAAGTATTCCTGACCCCTTTTGTTGTTAGGAATTAATTTTTGGTTTAATTCACTTTCAATTCTTTTGATCCAAGGTGTTATTGTATGCACTACAAAGTCAATTTGTTGTGCTTCGATATTGCTGTAAGTTGCAGAAGATAGGTCATTTACGAGATGGTTGGGTACTCTAAAAATACGACAAATGTCGCTTATTTGATATTCCCTTGACTCTATAAATTGTGCTTGGTTGTTAGGAACAGTCCGAGCAACCCAATCCATACCTTCTTCTAATATCGCTGTTTTACCTGTATTTGCAACACCTGAATAGTTGCTATTCCACGATTCTCTTAATCGTTTAGCTGTATCAGGCTTTAGTGTAGCAGGGTGTTTAAGAATACCACCTAGCTGTGAGCCATTTTTAAACCAATTACCTGCGTGTTTATCTAAAGATATAGATATACCTAATGTTTCTGCAGCAGCCTCTATTGGTGACTTACCTGTAATCCCATCAAAGGATAGACCTTTAATGTGGATCATATTCATACTTTGCACCTTACCTGTTATTGGGTAAACGCTGTCAGCACTTTCTTTAACTTCGTAATAAACCTCCCTACCATCAGGAGAAACGAAAACATCAACATCTTTATATTGTAATGGGTGAATCCCTATTGGTAAACCGCCTTGATTTCTCTCTATATAAGCACAAAAATTTCCATCAAAACTTAAATCTACCAAAGCCCTTTCAAAGAACATAAACGAATTGTATATTCCTGATGGCTGCTCACCCACTAATTTATTTAATGGGTTATTATTTAATTTAATCTTATTGTTGTTTTTATCTTTCTCGTAAAGTGAGATAGGTAGGGAGGCTATTG